GGCAACAGTTGTAATAATCGTGGGATTTATGGCGTAGGAGGCAGGCGAAGACGTAATACAAAGCGACAGCGTGGAGGGTATGGACAATATCAGAATAATGCCCCTATTACACCAGTAGCTTCTTTAGGAGGTCATCTAAATTCACATAACTCTGCTTTAGCAACTCCACCACCTTATCACGTGTTACCTAACACAGGAAACTGTACAGATAATTACAACCATTACACGGGTGTAGGGTTTGCGTCAAGGGGTCATTAAAGTCTAAGGCAATCGCACTTTTATTAAACATTTCCCCTGTAAAATAGGGTCTTTAAATCCACTAGGTACATCATCTTTTTCCTTTTCTTTTTTACAACTGCTCGGGTCATATACAGTAGTCCAACAATCAGTTGATGTGTTATAATCCAAATTTGTCGTATGTATTATTTTATAATTCTGTTTTTTATAAAATATTCGCCGCTTAGACCATTGATTCTGGAAAATCTTATGTTTATCAATAATGTCTACTACTACGGGCGACCCGTGTTTGACGCGTAAGATTCGTCCCACAGCCTGCTCTATATCCGTTTTCGGCGTAGCCATAATCAGAGTTGTCAGCGTTTTAATATCCAACGCTTCCGCCGCCATAGAATACGTTGCAATAATGACCTGCTTCTCTTCGCTCAATTTTAGCGCCTTTTCCTTCATCCCGCCAATATAATATCCTACAGTAGCAATCTTCCGACACTCTATTGCGTCATATAAATATTTCAGAAGATTCTTGTTATGCGCTAAAATCATCACTTGCTGTTTATTGTTTTCTCTCAACATATCTTGTAAGACCTTCAAAATGAATTCGCTTCTATGATTGTAACTACATAATTTAGTAATCATGGTACTAAACTGTGGATTGCCGCGGAAATCATAGACGATTTCATTGAACTCCTCATCCGATGTAATATAATCAATTGCTTTTACTACCACATCATACTGCTCCTTCACGGTTTCTTTATATACTACTTCGCCCAAAAACATTTTAAATACTTTTGTCAGGCCGTCTTTCCGATTCATTGTCGCAGAGAGACCAAGCGTATATGGTGTGACAATCTTGAATAATGCGCAGCTGAATACTTCGCTGCTAATATGATGTACCTCGTCAATGACTAGTAGGCCAAAGCTTTCAAAGGTAGACGCAGGATATTCCTTCATTGAAATGGACTGAAGCATTCCGAATACGATGTCCTTGTTTTCAATATCTACTGTTTGTGCTTGGATACGGCCTACTCTTGCCCCTGGTAAGAATTGTTGGACACGTTCAATCCATTGATTCAAAAGGAATTCTTTATGAACAATTACTAATGTCTTCTTCTTTAATTGAGAGATAATATTAATCGCCATAACTGTATTATGAGTGACGGTGAAATCGCCTAGGACAAATCGTCTATTCCCGTCAATTTCAAACCCATAATAATCATCAATTCCTAGTTGCTGGACATTAATAGAATACTCTGATTGAGAGAAACCCAATGAATTTTTAATGAAAATAATATCGGACATTAATTTACTATCAGGGTCAATATCTTTGAATTGATGACTAGATGCACTTAATCCTGTCAATAACTGGAATCGGATTTCTCTCGTGTTACATTTATAGTTATGAGGAATATAAAAGGCGTCGTCGGATGACATTAGTTCAGCATTAGGATTATCAAAATCCATCTTATATTCTAGGCCAATGGAATACCGGAATCCTAGGGAATAACCATAAGTGTATGGGTCTATTTCAACAGGTAATGGAGAAAACTCTATAGGGACACGATATCCTAATAAAGTATCCTTATTGTCCATGTTCAAATAATCTAATAGGGGGATATCCACGGGTAATATTCCCTTTCCCTGCCTTAGGGATAGTATATGGCTTTCATTGACAATATACTGATTATTGCCTCCTGTAACTTTATACATTTGTTCTTTCCCTCTAGCTAGGGTTAATACTGTTCGGCAAGTAGAGTCATCCCCCATTAATAAATCTCCTACTACTACATCTTGAACCAATTTGATTGAGCCGTCAAACATTAAGACTGGCGTATCTTTACCGAGGCATTTGCCCTTCCCGCAGCCGATTTCTAATAGTCCGCCTGCGCTACTACTAGTTGTCCGCACATGTTTCATATAGGTATTGACAATGTCCACTTGAAATTCGCGTAAATCTCCTTGAAACGCAACATTAATATCATCTCCTGGCATAATTTTGATATTCTTAGGTGCGCCGTAATGTTTCTCTCCAAAATATCGCGGCATATAAATTTTATTACTAGATTCCCTATAAACAGGGAATGTAGTATTCTGATTTTGTACAGGGCTGCCCATAACAAACGGTTTCGCAGTTAATTCAGTACGAATGAAATGTTCTTGGTCTGGCGTAAGCTCCTTTTTTTCAATAGTATAACCTTTAGGGCCTAAATATGTAGAAAGTGTGGTATTCATTGGAATAATATATAATATTAGAATTATCTGTTTATTCTGTTTATAATTATAATATATTGAGGTGTATTGGAATATATTGTATAGTTAGAATAGAATAAAATCTACTAATATGATATATGAATAATCTGTTTAAGAAAGATAACGTAGGGCAACTTTTATTAACAATATTATTTATTATTTATTTAATCATGGGATATAAAACCCCAGAAACAGTTGCTATTGTAGTAGACAATTTGTATGGCAAAATTGCGGTAATTGTTGCAGCTATTGCGTTATTTGCGTATACTAATCCTATTTTAGGAGTACTCGGATTAATGGTAGCATTTGATTTAATCCGTCGGTCAGCCAATGCTACTGGAACTTATGCCTTGGACAATTACATGCCTACTGAAAAGGCCAAGTTCTCTCAATTTACTGCTTTCAATCAGTTCCCTTATACTTTAGAACAAGAAGTTGTTAAGAAAATGGCGCCGATTATTCGTACTGATGCGGTTAAAAAACCCGCCACCTTCAAACCGACATTGAGTGACTTATATGATGCCGCCCCTATCAATTATAATGGGGTTATTTAGGTACTTAAGGTATTTAAGGTACTTATATTTGTAGTACTATCATGCGGGTTTATTAGACATTGATTTTAATATCTGATTCATGCGACCGGACGACATCATAGTAAATCCTGTATATACAATATAAATAATTAGTACGAATACTAATGAAAACAACATAATAATAACTACAGGGTTGCGAATAAATGCTTGCCAGTCAAATGTAGACAACGGTGACTTAAATTCGGTAAATTCTGTTTGTTCTTCTGACTCTCCTGTCGGGTTACATTCTATGTAAATGTCGTCTCCCATAATATTTGAGCCAGGTCCATCCTTATTATAAAATAATAATGGTCCAACTTTTGTAGAATATTTGTTCTGAGTTATTATTGATTTCAATGAATTGAGAGAAGCGATACTAATAGGAACAGCTGATTTCAATCCAAATACGATAAAATTATTGGTGCCATTACACGGATTATATGGGAGGGTAGCCGTGTATGAATAAAAGGGTTGTTTAGGAACAAAAGCATTCAAATTAAAATTCGGTAAATTTATATTACAACTTTCACCATCATGCGGGGCATTTGAGGCCACAGTAGAAATGATTTCTGACAACATTTGCGTAGCGGGATTAGCTGAGCCGTTTTGTTGAATAGGCACGCATACTAACACTGGATTATCTCCCCCACTAGAAGTATGATATATTATCATTTCGGCGTCTGTGGTTGAACCATTATATGAATGCAACGATGGAGTATAAAGACGGATTTCGGATACATTATATTTTATGGTGTTATATAGAACTGTAGAGGTATTGGAGCTATCGTATGGCAATGAAATATACTCACCATTATTAGTCGCTGAACAATTACTGGTTTGGTAGGTGAAATTATATTGGCATTTTAAGGAACAATCCCCTGCAATATTTTGATTACTTATATCTATTGGTGCAGTAGCATTCGGACAACTCATATTAATATAAGTATATAAATAATTTAATATTTTGATAATATAGTAATGAAATTAACTAAAGGCAAATTATTAAAACTTTATAAAAAAAGAAAACAAAGTTTGAAAAATGCCCATTTTAAAATAGCGGATAAAAAACATAATACCTTTAGAAAAAAACGTTCTCTCAATTTGAAATCGGCAACTCTTAAGAAATATGGGAAAATATTATATGGTGGTGACCCGACTACGCCAGGACCTATAGCAGACACAGCGGTAGAACCTACTACAGACGCCACAGTAGAACCTACATTTGCTACAACTGGCATGGGTCCAATGCCAGAAAATACAGGAGTTGATTCTAATATAGTAGACCCAATAACCGAGAAAACAGTAGAACAACAGGATGTAATAATGCCGGACGTTACAACAGAATTACCGCCGTCAACACCGTCAACACCGTCAGAAGAAGCAGTCTCACTTGCGCCGTCTGCACCACCAGCACCACCAGCACCAACAGCACCAACAGCACCAACAGTAGCACAGCAAGATGAAGTAAATTCTTTACCATCAGATGAATCACAACAAATGGTTGAAGACGCTGTGGTCAAAGAACAAGACCCGCCCTTATCTATGCAACCAACTGTAGAAGATAAAAAACTAGCAGCAGCAACAGCAGAAGATATTCCAACAATTGTAGAAGCTCAATATGTAAATAATGATGTTCCTGCCGTAGATAATAGTATTACAGCTGCGTATAACGTGTTTATAGATGAGCTTGCTAATAAAATAGCAGATAAGTTGAAGAATGGCGGAGTACAAAACGGATATGACACAAATCAACAATTGTCACAAATAATGCGCGGCGGTAAACAAAAATTAACTCGTAAGAATACGGGGGCAAGTTCCCGTTGACTGCGCCAACCCCAACTTCGTTAGGGTTGGAGGATACAAACGAAGTTGGGGGCTCACGGGGGACACCCCCGTAAAAATTGAACTGAACATTCTTGTATACTAAAATTATACAAGAATTACTATGACAACATTTACGAATAATCCAAGCAATGAAATCCTAACCCTCCAGTTAGGTAAGGGACAAGATTTTGGACAAATTGGTTGTGGTAGAGACGACTCTGGTCAACAAATGGACTGGATAGTTATATTAGATGGCAACGGTTCAAATAAATGCATAGATATTTTGAAAACTTATGACTGGCCTAAAATAGTAATGAAAGATAAGCCTATTGAATATGTCATGTCATTATTAGGATATATAGAAATTAAAGGCTCTGGGAGTACGTGTGCTATTGCGAAAATATACAAGGATAAGATAAAAATCACGGCAGTCGGCGATTCGCAGTTTGTTATATTTGTAGACAACAAGTTAGTATATGTTAGCAAAACGCATGACTTGTCAAATCCAGAAGAGAAAATACGCATTAAGCCCTATTTAGATAAATTGAGCCCATTTAAGTTGGACAGTAAATTTATACTTATATCGGATACAAAGATTACTGTAAAGAGACAAGACTACTGTAGATGGGGGCACACTGATTATTGCGCGCCTACCCAATTGCTAGGGTATAATAATCGCACCCAAAATGAACCGCTACATGATGTAATACACATTAGCGAAGGACAACATGTGCGCGTAGTTGGAGGGTCGGACGGCCTGTTTGATATGATAATCCATGGCCAACTGCAAGACCCTGAAACAGAAGATACCATATTTCAGGATTTGGTTGATTTGCGTACTATGACAGCGGACCAGTTGATGGATAAAACAGTGAATAGATGGAAAAAAATGTGGGAGTATGCGCAAAGCCCTCAAAGGTTAGACGATGTTATTGTTACTACTTTCCCACCTGATGGTATGGATGACATTACCGTTTCCGTATATGTTAGGAGTTAACTGCTTATACTGTAGTATTATACTGTAGTAGTTTGTTGTTCCATTGTTTTAATATGCTTACTTGTATTCTGATGGCTTCTTAAGGTAGATTGTGATACTACTTTGCCGCAACAACAGGTGACCTTTGTAGTATTTTTAATAGATAACGCCTCCTTGCGTTTCAAATAATATTGACGCTGATATTCTTGTATTTCCTCCGCATTCATTTTATTATATTTTTTCTGGTATTCTATCTTTTCTTCTCTCTTTTCTTTGTACATTTGTTTTCTATTCTCTATAGTAATGCATAATTCTGTCTTGTTGTCAGATACGCCAATTGTTGTCATGTTTGTGTTGGATAATGATTTTATAAAGCAATAAAATCATTTCAATTTTAAAGGGAACCAAGGTTCCCTTTGGAACCCTCCTTTCCACAAAGCGAGTATGCCCCCGTGTAAATATTAACTATATGTTGAACATAAATTAAATATATATGGTTCAGGTTCACGATACATTTTCTCTAGATATTCTTCATCCTCCTTATCAACCTCTATACCTTCGTAACCATATAAATATACTTTACCTACTTCTGGATTTAACGCATGTAATTCCTCTTGAAATTGGTCTCTTTTATCTCTCAATTCATCAATTAAATCGTCTAATGGTTTAAACCCTTCAACGTAACCTCTACCGTCTTCACTTCTTTCTTCGCCTGCGTAATATGAAAAGGATTCTATTGGGTACCCTAAAACATACTGGTCGCGTATTATTCTTTCTACAGCAAGATTAACGCCTTTACTTTTTAGAAAGCGTGTCATTGGCTTAACATCTGTGCTTTCTCTACTTCTGTCTGTATACTTGGAAATCCTACAAAATTCCTCAAAATTAATAGGTATTCCTAAAAATATAGATTGTTCTCCTGTGCCACGACCTCGCCCTCTATCTCGCCTAGACTTGTTCTTTCTATTCATTCTATTCATTCTATTGTTCAGTGTTCTTCTATTTTTCATATATATATATATATATATAAATATAATAGCAGCCCTTTACAATATAAAACTATAATATAATAAATATTATAATGGAAAATACCCAACCCGTATACCTTAAAACAGATGATAACAAAATTATAAATGAAAAATGTATAAGATGGGTAAAAAAAATGAGCGAGTGTTTGGAAGTTTGCACTAAATCAACTGGATGTGGTGCAAAAAATGGAGATACACATAAAATATGTAAATTAAATAATGTAAATAGTTATAGTAAACTTAATAAGCATTTTGAATAAAAGTCTCATTTTCTTATTTACGCCTTTTCTACGCAAGGTGTAAATATTCAAGGGTGTAAAACTAGGGAATAATTTTTCTTAAAGGAGGGTTTAAAGGTATGGGATATACCTAATAGTATCATTTTCATAGATCGTTATTTTATACCCATCATTATATCCTTCAACAAACACTCTATCTCCAGAATATAATTTATCGCACCCGTATTCATTTGTACAACTGCGTCCGTTACGAATAAGAGGCAACTTCACGCTATTGTTTTGGTCAGACATCGTATAATACTGCCATTTATCACGATTTACAAATAATGGCCTACCCATTAATGGTAAGATTTTATTCGGTCCTTGAATAGGAGTTAGTAGACCTACTTGCCTATAACTGGTGTCAACTGAACCAGGGTTAGTCGGAATATTAATAGGAATGCCTGCTACAGGAATACCATATCTCTCATCACGTAAAGGCGGCGCATAAGGGTTCATTAATACATCTCCTGGTAAATTAGTATATCCGTAATTAGGTCTGGTAAAAAAACCGTACCCTGAGCCAAAGCCATAGCCAGAACCGTAACCAGGCGATTGTTCCTGCTTTTCTTTAATAATAATTCGTTCATTATTATTCACATGAACATTAGGTGTTTTATTCATATGTGAATGAATACCATATAATATTATAAAGCATATAATTATTACAAGAACCATTGTAATATTTTCAATACAAATAACTCCTGGAGGACACTTCTTCATATATAATCCAACGATTATTATTGTTTCTCTCCAGTGATTCCTCCTAATAATCCAGATAATCCTTTAATATCACCCATATTAATACCTTTCAACATGTCCTTAGCGTCTTTTAATAAAGGACCCATAGAAGACATTGCTTCTGCTAATTGTAGTTGTTGCCTCATTAAATTTTGCGTGTCATTAGTGAGTTTATTCACGCCATCACCGCCTAATATTTTACTTAAATCATCGTACGCATCTTCTAAAGTAGTGCCGTAATCTATTCGGGTATCCTTGGATTTTTTATTATGAAATGATTCGGCACCTACTGTGCCGCCAGTTGTTGTTGTAGTTGGCATAGCCGGACCCGGTGCTGGGGCAGGTACTGGCAATATAGGAGCATCCTCCTCTTCATTTGCACTAGCAGCAGCAGCATCAGCTGCCATTTTGGCTAGAGCACTAGTTGCTGCGTCACTAGCACCTGCGGCATTAGCACCTGCGGCATTAGCACCTGCGGCATTAGCACCTGCGGCATTAACACCTGCGGCATTAACACCTGCGGCAGCAGCAGTCGCAGCATCACCCATGTCCGCATTCTCCAAACCTTCTCTTTGCGATTTTACCATAAATAAATTGGTCATTATAATAGCTATAAGTAACACAATAGTCATATTTTTACTAAAGTTATATACTAAATAGCCAATAAGTGCAAAAAAGATTATCGCATTAAAATTATTATGCATCATATATCCAAAAACGTTCACGCATGCTAAAAACACGATGAAATATAAGAAATATACATTTGTAAATAATTTTGAAAACTGACGTTGGAGATTCATTATATATATTCAATTGTAAAAAAAATTGATTAAATGAGTAATAATAATAAAACTAACATTAGTTGTAATGACATATAAAATAGTTATTTGCGAAATACATAATAGTCGGTTACACGGTGAAAGTAACGCTAAAGGTCATTATTTAATTCTACAATCATTTGCGGATTTGTTTAATAACAGTAACGACGTTAGTAGCGAAACTAGTAGTGATTGTAGTAGTGACGATAGTAGTGATGATATATACGATGTAATGTTTGAGTGTAAAGAATATATGAATGAGTTAGTTGCAACGAACGATAGACGAATAATGAACCATCCAATTCGTAATTATAAAAATATAATCGTTAACGATTCTTATATTCAACCACATATTGCGAAATGTATTTATTTACCTGACGAGACTAGTGTTGCCATTATTAAAACATTCTGGCTAAAATTAATACAGAGAAATTGGAAACGGGTTTATGCCATTCGTCAAAATGTAATAAACTTGAGGAAAAGAGTAGGTGCGCTAAAATATCGCGAACTGTATCAGCGATGGCCAGAGGATTGTATAAGAATGCCGTCATTATATGGACTGCTTACTGTTAGAGCGCAGTATGTCTCGCAGTAGATGCTGAAGATGTAGACCTACTGCCTCGCCTTCTAGTTCGGTGCTTTCGGCGTTTCCTAGTAGCGCTGCTAGCACTAGCTCTAGAGCTACTATATGTATACCCGCCTTTTTGTTTTTTCCTGCGTGATTTTCTGGGTTTCTTGCCACCTCTTTCTACGCCACCATATGGGCTTATTGCAAATGGACCAGTTGGATTAAAAGACCCACCTTGGTCGCCATATCGTTTTCCAGTGTTTGCCTGACGTGCTTGCCTGTCGGACCAATTGGCCGAACTTTGTTGACCTAAAAACCCTGCTTTATTATTTGATTGTCCGGGACCATAACTTGTGGCAGGTCCCCCACGTCGCACACTAGAGCCAAATCCCAGATTTTCTGATTTAGGTCCTTGTTGTTGTCTTACACTGTTTTGTCCTGGTTTTGGAAAAACCTTGTTGGCATTAGGAAACAATTCCTCTTCTTCGTCTTCTTCTTCACTACTGTCGTATTGAGGTCGTTGGTAGCCGCCTCCACCACCTCCACCACCTCCACCACCTCCAGGACGATTACCACCAGGACTTGAGGATGCCGATGCAACATTACCATCCAACGCATTTAATAACGCAGTTAGTTCTGCAATAAGACCATCTATGTCACTAACATCTACATTAGCACTTAACCCAGCATTCGCATTACGTATAGCAGTTTTAGCAGCTTCAACTGAAGCAACTAATGTTTCATTGGCTCGGGTTAATTCGGCATTTGCTTCCATTTGTTGTCTTAATCGCTCTTGGGTATCTTGTCCAGCCTGCGCATCTCGTTGAGCGGTTGCCAATGCTTCGTTGGCTCGGTCTAATTCCTGCGTTAATCTTTCGTTTTGCGCACGTAAATCATTTATTGCTTGAGTTGCTTCTGCATTAGCTGCTGCTAAAGCAGCATCTTTATTACGTATTTCTTCTTCTAATTCTCTAAATCGTCGTTCCATCTCCCCATTTCTCCCTCCTGCCGCATCTAACTCGGCCCGTATGTCCGCTAATTGTCGTTGAAGGGCTGCTTTTTCGTTTTCTAATTGAGCTATAGCAGTTTCATGTTGTTGTTGTGTTCTAGCATTAGCTTCTTTTAATGCGTCTAATTCTTGTAGTGCTTCTGCAACTCGTCCCTGTGCAGTAGCCAACCGTTTCTGAGCATCATCCAAATTTTGTCCTAGGGTTTGGTACATTGCGGTTAATTCGTCCCGTTGTTGTGTTAATTCTGCTATATTCCTTCTAGCTGTATCTAATTCCCTACGGACATTTTCTAACTCCGCAGTAACAAGAGCATTAGCTGCGCCTGAACTTGTATTGGATTGCTGTAACTTGTCTCTAATTCTTGTCAATAGTTCAATCCACGCCCTTAACTGCGCACGAATTTTATCTACAAATGCTTGATAACTACTTTGTTTCGCATTAACATTTGTAGCTAAGTCACGCATCATATCTTGTAAATCTTGAGGTATATTAGCCATTAATATATATCAAGATTAAAACATTATCTACTAGGATTATTAAGTTCGGGATTAAGTTCAGTATTAAAATCAGGATTAAAATTAGGCTTAGGTCTAGACCCAGACCCAGACCCTACGATATCATCTAATTCTGTTTTAATTTTCCCCATTTCAGATAAAATTTCATGTTGTTCATGTTTTGCGGATTTAACATCACGGTCGGTTAATTTCCCCTCAACCATTAAAGTTGACAAATAATCTTTCAGTAAATTCATCGCCTTATATTGTTCTTCTTTTTCTTTAATAATATAATCATAATATTTTTTATAATCATTTCTAACATTTTCTAAAAACTCGTTTTGTTCAACGGTTTTTCCTAAAACATGTCTTTTATTATAAAGCAATTTCTTCTTAGAAGCTATCTGAGCCTCTATTTGAGTTAACGATATATCCCTCTGAGCCAGGGTCTTTGGTTCATTACATATACTTATTTCATTCAATGATAGACCGTGATTGCTACTACCGCCATATTGAAACATCTATATTATCATTTTATAAATTTTATAAAAGTAAAAAGTAAAAAGTAAAAAGTAAAAAAGCAAAAAGTAGAATCTCATAAAATATTATATATTTAGGATATATACTATCATGACAAAAGAGAATGCCGACATATTACTATCACCAGACGATAAACGCTTTGTAATGTTTCCAATTCAAGACCAAGACATATGGAAAATGTATAAAACTCAAGTGGATTGTTTTTGGCGCGCGGAGGAAATAGATTTGTCCAAGGACATCGCACATTGGGAAGGGTTAGCAGAGGAGGAACGCTATTTCATTTCTATGATTCTGGCATTTTTCGCATCTAGTGATGGAATAGTCTTAGAGAATCTAGCAATGCGCTTCATGTCGGACGTCCAATTATCCGAGGCCAGAGCATTCTATGGGTTCCAGATTGCGATGGAGAATATCCATTCTGAAGTATATAGTTTATTGATAGAAACATATATAAAAGACGAGGCAAATAAGGCGCGACTGTTTAATGCGTTGGAGCATTTCCCCTGTATCCAGAAGAAAGCCACATGGGCGCAGAAATGGATTCATGACAAACGCAGTAGTTTCCCCGCGCGACTAGTCGCCTTTGCCTGCGTAGAGGGAATATTTTTCTCTGGCGCATTCTGTAGCATATACTGGTTGAAAAAGCGTGGATTAATGCCTGGACTCACTTTTTCTAATGAATTAATCTCTCGGGATGAAGCATTACATACTGAATTTGCGATATTATTATATAAAAAACTGCTGAAGAAGATAAGTAAGGCGAAAGTATACGAGATTATCCAGGAGGCAGTAGAAATAGAGACGGAGTTTATATGCGATGCATTGCCTTGCCGTCTTATAGGGATGAATGCAAAAATGATGACGCAGTATATACAATTTGTTGCGGACCGATTGACTGTACAGCTGGGATATGATAAGATATATGGCACAACGAATCCATTTGATTTCATGGAGTTGATTTCAATTCAGCAGAAATCCAATTTCTTTGAAAGCAGGGTGAGTGATTATGCGTTGGCAAACAAGACGAAGACGGATGATACATTTGATTTAAATATGGATTTTTAGATAAAAATATGAAATAACATAAATCTTCGTAACATATTTTTATATAAAAATATAAAAATAGGTGTTTGCGTTCTAAAATGTTTATTATTTAGATATTTACAAAAGGTGGATAATTTATATAAATTTCGTCATTACCTGTATTTTTCATATCTAAATTGCTTGGTATTAAGTCGGTATTTAATTCGGGAACGTTAGTAAAATATTTTTTATGTAAGTATGAACATTCAAATACATTTGGAATAATAACTCCATTATGATTTCTAGTACCACAACAATTATTCCCGTGAAAGTGAATTAAATAATGATTTTTATTTATTTTATCAAATACATCTATTTCTTTATCAGTAAATGGAATGTGAAATTCCATTACGATTTGCTCAAATTTATTCATTTGTTCATCGCTCAAACTTTTTATCCAAGGTATTTCGTACCCCTCTATATCCATCTTTACAAAAATAGACTCATTTAAATTTATAATATCATGTATATTTGTATCTTGGTCATTATTTTCAGAACCAATATTCTTCTTAATAAATGTAATATTATTATTTTCTTTTGGCAAAGCGCTTATTGTTCCATCAAACGCAAATGCTTTTACATTTGGGTATTTATTTATAAAATCTTCTTCAAACGAGATGTCGTCACTTATACCACCAGCAAGTAATGTTGTATAATTCATATTTGGTATTTCAGCAAAAATATAACCGCCGTCATAATCCTTGCCTATACGTATTTTGGTAAATGGGGATTTATATACTGTTAAAACTGATGGATTCATTATTCTAATATATTTTAATACATTATAATATGTTAATAAACGCATTGTTAGACATTTATCTTGTATTTGATAAATGTGTAAAATATAATAAATATATTATACGTAATACTATTAAAGAATGATTACGTGTAATTTACAAGGTGGGTTAGGAAACCAATTATTCCAAATATTTACCACAATTTCGTATGCATTAAAACACCAACAATCGTTTAAATTTTTAGAGACAGATAGTGTCGGTTCGGATAGTACAATTATAAGACCAACTTACTGGCGCACTTTTTTCCATCATATATTGAAATTTGTGTCTAAAACTATTCCAAGCCCAGATAATGTAAAAACGATAATAGAATCCGAGTTTAATTATTTGGTGAAACCGTCAATAAATAGCTTATCCATATTATATGGATACTTTCAGAATTATCATTACTTTGAAGAACATTATAAGATGATATTTAAACTACTTCATATTAATGAATTGAGAGAAAACGTGATAAAAACGGTAGACTTAGACTTAGACTTAAATAAAACTGTCAGTATTCATTTCCGAATTGGGGATTACGTAAAACATCCTGACATATACCCAATATTAACCCAGGAATATTACAAGAAAGCGTTGGCTTATGTATTAGAACATGACCCAACAATAACGACCGTCCTCATTTTTTGCGAACAAGCTGATTTAAGCCAAGTTAATATTATTCTAGAAGGGCTTAAAGAGCCCGCTTTAAGTACTTTGCCTGCTAATTATATATTTTCCCCACTGTTGGATGATTGGCAACAGCTGTTATTAATGAGCTGTTGTCGTAATAATATTATAGCAAATAGTACCTTTAGCTGGTGGGGGGCGTATTTAAATGACAGCGTTGACAAAATAGTATATTATCCGAGTACGTGGTCTTATAATACATTAAACCCTATAATGCCTGATGGGTGGATAAGGGAGGGCTCAAAGGGTGACCGTAGTTCCCCTTAGCCACGGCTTATCTACATCCAACATCACTTTGCTATAATTCCTAACTCGTTCTTCAATGTCGCTATATCCTTCGCTCTGTATAACCGTTAAAGGAATAATTAGATACCATTTATCTCTCAATTGTAACGGGTTCCAAAACATATCAATCGCATAATTCGCGCGTTTTAATGGATGTTCTATTAATAGCTTCAACCCTTCTTTAATGTTATCTATTAAAGTGTCGTAATAGTTGGATTTTACTAAATACCCTGTCGTAGTACGACAATGGGTAACCTTTATACATGAGTCATTAGGTCTATAGTAGGGCGGGACATTATTCCCAGCAAATAATACGACATCCCAATCTGGCATAGTAGTAAAAAAAGTATTTAATTGTTTTGTAAATAACTCTGGGTCAGTGAATTTAATGTCATCCTCCATGATTAACACGTGGTCCCATTTATTCGCCTTGGCCATCTGTAAGCATTTTAAATGACTCATGCTGCACCCTGCTGCGCCATTTTTCAATTTTACCGCATTAAACCTAGTTGCTTGAATACCGATAATTTCTAACTCTTGGATTATGTGTTGGTTTCTATCTGGTCTAGATTCTAAATTGATATACAAAGCGTGCTTTATATCTGTAATGTTATACATTTAATATAAATATACAATCTGTTTATATACTTTTACAAAAAGTATGGCAAAAACGTTGGTTAACACTAACTTGCCTAATATTAGGTGATGAATTGTATAAAATGATATAGAAACGTGGCCATATATTTATAATATGCATGTCCCGCTTATAGCTCATGACGAAGAACATATTATTGATAGAGAAAGACGTCACTTTGTCTATATGATTGTATGCGGTTTTGTAATAAGCGTTATAATAATTGTGATTTTAGTTATCATATTGATTGCTGTTATTTAGAAAGGGAACCTTGGTTCCCTTTCCAGACGTAAATAAACTCCTTATATTTTTGCCCTACATTCGTCTGTTTTTGTTCCTTCTTCGGTAATATGCGAGCATATTTCTTCAGCTCTATTTGTTCTTGGGCTGGTCCAAATAAAGGTATACATACATTCTCATATAACTGTACTGGAATCAATAAACAATAATGACCTCCTGGCGCCAAATTAGCCATAGTTTTTTTGAATAACGGAATATAGAAATTATTATCCCACTCTTGCGTTGTCATTTTCACCATTTTATCTCCATACAACTCTTTATTATAAAAAGGCGGTGACGTAAACACCATGTCATAAGTCATGGTAGAATAATCAATAGATAGTGCGTCTTTAAAATGTAATTCAATCGCGGTTTCATTATTACTCTCTTTTTGTAAAAACTCGCGCATTTTTGCATAAGGTTCTACTAGGTTCATATTACTATCTATTCCAATATATTTTGAGACCTTTAAGATATGTGCTCCAACTAAGCGTCCGCCCCATCCCATTGTAAAATCCAAGATGGTAGTCGGCTTATATTGAGCATATAACCGCGCGGCAACCGTTGGTCTTAAAATACTAATTCCGCCATAATATAAATTAAATACTTGTTTTGCCACTTTTATTTCTGATAAGTAGGGCTTATTTGTATTGATAGATTTAATTAGGTTTTTAGTAGATTGGTCTCTCGTCATATAAAAATCACGATTATACCAAAAATCGTAAAAAGAGATTCCATGCTTGGATTTAGTATTCAATAGTTCATTATGGACAAAATGTTCAATGAATTTTAGTCCAATTGGAGAGAGCGGTTTAATATTATCCATGTCAGTAGTAATTGCTAAATACAGTTTTTTGTAATCGTCAGCAGCAATTTGCTCAGTATTTGTTTTCAATTGCTTAACTATTTCATTCTTTTCTTCGTCCGTATAATGATTAAAATACATTAATAATTATAATTATTATAATAAAACTAATATTACTAGTTATTACCTTCTGGAACCGCCCATAAAAACACGACCGCTGGCAGATGCTCGTGGAGCTATTCCCATTCTACGAGCATAATCCGGAGCATAAATATTGGTTGGTGAGTTAGGTATAATAGGATTGGCAGTAGGACCAACTGTAACAGTTGTAGGAGCAGTCGTTGGTCTAATTTGTTGTCTATACTGTGCCGGAGGCTGCTGTTGTTGCTGTTGTTGCTGTTGCTGCTGTCTATATTGAGGTTGCTGCATCTGTTGCTGTTGTCTATGTTGTAACTGTGATTGTGCTACTGGTGGGTTATATGGATTACTACTAGGCAAGGTGTTTGCTCTAAATGGAATATTCTTCCATTCCCCAGGCACAATATCCGCCTTATTCGTTTTCACTGCTTGTGGCGTATATATATTTGTAATCGGGTCTCTCAAATCATATTCGCAATATTCTTCTTTATCAAATCGGACTGCAGTAGAAAACGTTGTAATATTAATATATTTAATCTTATCGCTAACAATAGCATATTTATTATCATCAGCATTTGTAGATTCTGACTCAATTGTATATAACAATTTATGAATTGTAGTGATTCCATCTAGTCCATCATCGTGTTTTGTTCTTACAGGGTCCTTGGTATTTATCAACCTGGCTACCCCATCAAATAGTTGTAGCATTTCAGGGCTTCCTATAGGATGAAACTGCGACCGGTCAATCTCTATTCCATGTCTTTCGCAGCGTTTCTGAAGGCATTTGTCCTCCATTCCCCAACCCCAGTAAGTAGGATATCCGTTGATTTTCTCAAAATCTGAGCCCTTGATGACCACAATCCCACCCAATGCGGTTTTAAAACCATAATAATGTTTGACTACGCCGGCTTCGGTCTGATAATCAAAAATTTTATTGAATGGCATGGTATCAACATCGTTAAAAATAAAGGTGATGTTTTTATAATCATTTGGATACTTCTCCTTCATCACAATAAACCCGATGTTTTTAGTGGCGCCTCTATTAAAATTACGAGTATCATGCTGATGAGAGAAATATATCTCATAGTCATTTATATCTTCTAATAAAAAGGACATATATTTAGAAAAAAAGAATTTATGCTCACGTCTATTTCTGTAGGGGACAATAAACACGCGCTTAGGTACTATAGTAGTTGACTCAGTTGTGTCTAACATAGTTGTTGCAAGCGGTATTTCATCAATAATGTCTAA